AGAATCTACTAACTCTGTGGTTTCATCATCTGCTTTTTGCTTCAGCATAGGATGACCTACACAATCAATATACGATGTTAATGGTAGTATGTTATTTTCTTTTATTTCTCTAGGACCTGAATACTCATATAGCACTGCTACTTCTCCACCAGTTCCAGAGGAATCTTCTATTTCTGGTTTTACAAATCCAAGAACTGTTTCTGTAATAGTTGGTTCTACTAACCTACCTTTGCTGTCTACAGTATATGTGCCAATTTGTTTTTTCTTTGCACCCTTACCAATGACTATCTTTGGATTTTTATATCCTTTACCTACGTTAACTGACTTAATCTTATTGAGTCTAGGCACTAAATCACCACATTTAGCATATATTGCTGTAGCATCAGGTGGTATCACAAGATGTGGGAATTTTTTATTGAAGTTCAATACAAATTCATGTCCTGATTTTGTTCTCAAATTTAATCCAACTTTTAATTCAGTATTGAATGACGTATCTATGGTTGCAAGTAACACATGATCCTCATCCCAATCAACATCTACCACTTGTAAAACATCAGGAGAACCTTCTACAACTTGCTCTATATACTCTCCGTCACTAATATGTTGTTTTAATCCTGATTTTTTAACCATTACAGCATATTGTTCGTTAGGACAGTATGTACTAGCAGGATCAAATCCATATCCTATACCTGGCGTTAGAACCTCTACTCCCTCTACCACTCCATTTTTGATATTTGGTCTAAAAGTTGCTCCACTACCTTCTGGTTCGTTACATGTAAATTGAGCTTGAAGTGATGCAGTTCTGTTGACTGACTTTCCTTTCTTTTTCATTAACACGCCAAGCATCTGTCCTATATCATCAACAATCGCTATTGCTTTTACAGGAGTTGTAGATTTTAAATTATTCCAAACTAACTCTGGGAAGCATGGTTTCTTGTTAAGAATAGAGTTAGAACAATTGACAGCAGAAGTTGCAACATTACCTTCAGAATCATAGAAATTAATTCCTTCAAATTTTTGGAGAAGATTCCTTTGGTCGAAGTCTTTAGATGTTATTCCAGATGCAGCTGCTGCATCACTGTCTAGATCTAGTAGAGATCCAGTTGTTGTGTTAAACACTTTCTGTACACCATCAGCACCTGTAAATGGAACAAATCCATTCTTATTAGGTTTACCATCACCAATCACAGTTCCAAGATTGGGTGGTTTGACTGCATATTGATCTATAAGTTTTTGTTTTTTATCATTACCCTTTGCCACAGCACCAGTGCCAGTCTCAAATACAGATGCACCAATAGAACATGATACTGCACCGTCACAGAATAGATCTAATAAATCACCAACTTTACTTAATATTCCTTGAATTTGATCTGCAGCACCCTTAATGGCAGCAGTAACACCTTTCAATATGCTGAGTACAGAATTTACTTTATTCATTATTTCTTTCATGATATCACCTAAAATATTGTCAATCAAACATAGTGCGGTATCCAAAAGACTCTCCAACATATCCAACAACAGTCCTTTTATGAACTTACCAATATCACCAAGTAAGTCTTTAAAGAGACATGAAATCAAGTCACCAACTCCCTTTAACTTCTTTTTCACCTCGTTGTCTAGGTCTGGATTTGGTATGTTAAGTTTGTCAAGGTTGTCTTGTATAAGTTTATTAGCGTCCTCCATGACAACACCTTTAATGTTGGCAGTCAGTCCTCTAAGTTTTTTTCCTATCCTATTAGCAGTCTTTGTAATTGCTTTGTCCATATCTACAACGTCACCAGTAACCTTGTCTATGAACTCACCTATATCATTTTTTTCTACGCCACGAGCAAACTTCATGAACTCTGCCATAGGACCTTCAAGTTTTGTGGAAGCTTCAGATCCACATTTACCATTACCAATTTGAACTGTTACCTTTTTCTTTTCATCTGCTTTACCACCCGCATCCGATTCACCTGTAGCATCTGCTATTTTATTACTTTCTTTTAGTTCGTTTTCTACTGAAGTAACAGTAACCTCTTTCTTTACTTCTAGTCCTGTTTCTTCACTAGTCTCACTACTATTTTTTGTATTTGGAATTCCACTTCCTGTGCCGACATGATGCAACTCTTTATATTCTTTTGCTGCAAGTTGTGCGTATCCTTCTTTACTACCTACATCAGTTCCATATGGTTCTAGTGGATTCTCATCAGTCAAAGATCCCATAACAATAGGAATCTGTGATGATGCACCATCCATGAAAAATCCTATTACCCAACTATTGATTTCTAGTTGATGAATTGATCCAATACCAGATCTTTGTGGATATATGACTGGCATGATAACTTGTGCCCAAGGCAACTCTTCTGTAGGTAGATCGACTCTACTTCTATCATGATATCCTACAATTCTGACTTTTACTTTATTGGTAAAATCATAATCACCCGCCTCAAACTCTTCTGTCTCAACATTATAAGATCCATGTCCGTTATTCTCTACCTGTCCAATCCACCAATTGAACCCATCCTTTCCTATAAAATTAGCAGTTGATTCATACATGTTATGCACCAGGACTATCTGTTACTAATGTGAGTTGTGTGCCCATCATATCTTTATTACTGTAATACGTTCTATCTACCTTAGATATAACATATTTACCACTGTTTGCCTTATCGAAACCTTGAGATCTACCTTGATATATGTCTAATTGTACTACATCACCAACGGTTAAATCAAATTTACCAAAGTAACTTACCTCAACAATTTTATTGTAAAATAATTTTTCCCTAAGTGATGCTTGAGACAATTGTTTTGTCAATCCTGCAGTGTGAGTTCCCTTTGAGAACAATGCAGTATCAACTATTTTTGACATGATGCGTGTAGCAGCAGTTTCCTTCTTAAAATTCTCAAAATATTGTGGTTTGGGACTTTTATTTAGTCGTGGAACCGTATCATAATATTTATTGATGTTGAATTTAGTTTCATCATATTTCATATTTGCTAAATCAACAGTCATCACATTACTATTATATGATCCTATGTTTAGACCTTTTAAAACATCGCTAGATGTTAACACTCTCATTTTGTCAATTGCCAATATATCTTCACCATCCACGTCCTCAGTATCTTTTGTTTCATGTCCCAATATCAATGTCTTAACGATAGGTTGTTTAGTAAATGAATCATAAGATTGAAAATTATATCCAAATTTACTTTCAAAAAAGGCGTATCCCGCACTTGCTGATGCACCACTACCCTCTATAGGTATTGATTTAGATGCTAACCATGATATAATTGTAAAAGGACACCAAAATGGCGACACGAAGGAATATTTGTTAAAAGTTGGTTCTATGTTTTCAGTAACTAATTGGGTTTCTGTTTTTAATATACCTCTTAATATATCTTCAGTTACAATTTTGTCTATTCTTTTACCTTGACCGCCACCAAATTTTCTCGATAATTTAATTGCAGCATTGTTTATAAAATCTGAAGTGCATAATAATATAGTTGCCTTACTTGTTGTACCTTCTGATACTCTATCTTGTATGTCATATACAGTAAAAATTCCTCCAATCTGATTACCAACAGTATCCTCAACTTCTATATACACCCTCTCCATGCCTCTCATAAGAGACAACAATCCACTGTTGGAGTCGGTTATTTGAACTTCCATCATTTTTGTAGCAGATTCTATGTCTTCAAGATATCTCATATAAATGACCTGATTTATGGAAAGAGATAACTCTTTACCATCAATCGTGATAATGAAACTATTCAGTTTAAAATTATTAGTAGTTATCATTAGAATTGCGAGGTTTTATTATATACAGACAAGTATACGGACTGCTTAACACGTGGTCTTGCAATGTCAGTACCTTCTACAGTTGGTGGTTTAAATGGTTTTTGTATTAATGACTTACTCACAGAAGAATCTCCTATGAGAGATGCAGTTTCAAGATTTACTTTCTCTTGAGCTCTCTCAATGTTTTGTTGTATAACACTATCAGTTAATTCTGTAAGATTTACTTTATTACCCTCAGAATTAAATATGTTTGATGCACTACTCATAAAGTTAGATCCAAGATTTGCCATAAATCCTAAACCAGTATTATTAAATACATCCTTACTTACATTGACAAGATTTTTGAATTGATCTGTTTGAGACACGCTATTTAGTATAGAATTACCACCCATTAATGACATGCCAAGTGGACTCATCATAAATGATTTTTGAAGGATTGATCTATCTTTTGTCGGTTCTAAGGATCGACCACTAGCACCACCAAGACCTATGCCATCAGCAGTTCCTGTATATGGAGCTGATGTCTTTAGATGTGGAGGATCTCCCATACCACCAGTCGTTACAATTGAACTAGACATTGCTGTAGGCGAATCACCGCCACTAGCACCAAGTGCACTTGCTCCTGCTGTAACACCAGCTACGAGTAGTTCTAGTAAACCAAAATTCTTTGAATCGTCTTCATCGTCACTATCTGCACCCTCATCATCAGTCTTATCCTTGTCAACGTTCATAGGTTGAAGATCAAATGCTGCTGTTAGCTCTGCAATATTGTTTGTGATTGCTTGTGCTGATGCCTCTCCTGCAGGAGGTATTTTACTCATCAAATCAACCAAAGCAACTGCAGCTGCCTTAGCTGGCAATGCAAGAGTTCTACCAAATGCTTCTTTTAACCTCTCATCTAATTCAAAATCATCCTCTATTTTTGCAGAAATATTTTTATGTATTCCATCATTAAGTCCAATCTCTGCTAAATCTGTGCTTAAATCGGTAGCTCCAACTGGAGAAGCAGAAATATCAACAGCATTTGTTACATCTACATTAGGACCTAGAGGTCCCATGAATCCACTTGCTGCTCTTACTGTATTTCCTCTTTGCCCTGTATCACTTCTAGCTGCTGATCCCATCATTATGTTAGGCATCAAGTTGTTAACTGGACTTAAATCAGTAGGATTTGAAACAGGTTGTACTTTTACACCACCAGTCTCATCTAAAGACTGTAGTTTTTCTCTCATGAGAAAATCTCGACGTACATCTTCTTGGTACATCGCTTTCATCATAGCAGTTCTACTGTCTAAAAATTTAGTTAGACTAGCTAAAATACCGTATAAAAAAGATTCATCGGTCATGTTACAATCACCTCTCTCTTAGCACCCTTTCCAAAAACGTCAATTACCACATGATCTTTGATTTCAGAATCTTGATCCATTGGAACAATGAATGGAGTTGGCACTGGAAAAGGAGTTGGCACAGGTACATATTCAATTTGAATTTGACTACTTGTTTTTGCTTTTTGATTGACAGGTATATTATTTACCAATTGTTTATCATTAGATGTTAAAGGTTTGATTTGATTTCCTGTCACCACACTGGTAGATTTTTTAAAGGATAAATCCTCACCAATTTTCATCCAACCACGATTGCCAGGTTGCAACCATTTATCATTGGGTTCATTATTCCAGAAATCAAAGTGAACTGGATCGTTATTGCCTTGCCATTTAAAACCAAATTTATGTCCGTTTTCTCTCATCCACTCATTTGCAGCTGAGTAGTAATTAATATCTACCGCCCATCCCTGTCCGTGTGGAGACATACCCACAGGGGCAGGGGTAAACACATTTGGATCTCCCTTCTTTGCTCTCTCTATTAACTCTCTTTGTTGCTCTGGACTTCTGAATGATGATGTAACTTGAGAAGGAAGATCTATACCATCTTTAGCAGCTGCGTTTACTGCTTTAATCCAAGCTTTCATAGTAGATGGGTTTA